ACCGGCACCTACACCACCAAGTGATGAGCCTAATATAGCTATTATGCCTTCTAGAGTTAGAACTTCTGATAGCGTTATACAAAGATATCAAGACAAACGTTTTAGAGTCTAATGAAACATCAAGACGAAGAGGTATGGGAATACACCCATCGATTAAGACGTCATATTAAAAAACCAATTGAATTAAACGCGTTTGCTATAGTTTTGACACTCTGTCTGACAGGCGTGTTGCTCTATTACCTACTTGCCTAGCCCACTTACTATCTAACATTTCCTCAGAAGCAAGTTTCCAATGATGGTTCTCTAAATGATTGATAAACTTTTTAAATTTACTTAACCTAGGTCTTCCTAAGTTGAACATCATATTAACAAGAACTTCTTTTAATTCATCTGGAAAATTATTCCAACGAGCCTCAAATAATACTTCACATTCCGCTATAGATGTATCTAAGTCTTGTTGAAAGACTTCATATATTCTATCTTCGGAAACATCATAGCCTTCCGGAAGACCGTCTTCTTCATCATCTTTTGTAATCAAGTGTCCTATTCCAAACGTTAAAAATCCTAAGTGATCTTTGTATATACCATATACAATACCCTCATCAATTTTTAATTGTTCATAGACATTGTCTCTATTTTCTTTTTTCATTATTGTATCCTAACATTATGTCGGGTTTGAGAAAACATACTGTAATACTGATCCTTAGTTTCTCATATTTAATATTATCCGGATCGGGATAGCTTTTATTTAAACCTTGTGAGTCATCTTTCTTATATATGTAAGAGTCTGTCCCAGGTACTTCGTGTTCTAACCAGGCTGGCCACATTAATAAATCGCCTGTTTCTGGGTAGATTGTTTCTTCCAAATTAAGTTTAGATATTCCTGGTACTGAACTTGTTACCAGACTGTTTATAGGAGATCTAAAAGTTATTGGTGCATGCTCTTCTTCTTGTTGAACATAATAAGTTCCAACTAAACAATATTGTGAATGGTGGTGCCAAGGATAATCATCTGTTTCATCAAAGACGCTCCACCATGCTTGTACTGGCCAATATTCCTCTAACTGTTCAATCCACATATAATCAGACATTTCTTTAAAATATTTTAGTGCATGTTGATGTATTATTGCTCTTAACGTTTTCCAACCATCTACACCTTCCATTGAATCTTTACCTTTATCATAAGCATGATTTCCTTCACTATCATATAGGCCTAATTTTCTCCAATGTTTTCCTTTTAAAGGATTCTTTTCTAAGTAATATGCTCTTTCGTCATATAACTTTGTAATAGATGTGGCAAGTCTTTTATTAAGATCAGGATAATTTGACTTTTGTAGATACAGTTTTGTAGGAAATAAATCAATCATATTTTGCCTTTATTATTTCTAAACATTCTTCATAAGTTTTATCAAATATTGATACTTTAAAAAGGTGTCTTGTAGTTGTTGGTGGCATAACACCATGCCAATGTTGAGTGTTAATTAATGCAGTTTCATAATACTCATCAATGTCTGAATCTATTCCTTCCATATTATTATCGTGTGGTTCCATACGGAAAGTTATAGGGTCTGGATTTTCATCTAATAAAACATTAACAGCACATTCCGTTTTTCTATCTTGATGAAATGGAAAACGATACCCTGCTTGTTGTATATAAAATATTGGTCTCGCATCTAAATGGCCTAATCCTAAAACATTTCTAAAAAGGTCTGCTACTTGGTTTGCATATCTTTTCTTTGTAAATTGAATATTCAAAAAGTCTAATTGAATTTTTGTTTTAGGATCAACAAAAGGCATAAGAATTTCACTCTTTAATTCTTTTAAAAGACGTTCTTTATTTACTCCAAAGTCAAATCTATGTATCATTGTAATAATGGGATTATATATTTGCCTGATAAATCTTTTGGACCCATTATTAATTTACTTGGGTTCTCATGATGATTCTTATGGTAATCCTCTCCTCCTAAAAATATGTTAGATATCCAACCTAAGTTTGTTGGTTTACCTCCTTTATGGCCATTCCAATTTAAGTGCATTGTAAGAATCCAACTCCAACTGAACATGAATGCTAACCACACTACCAACCAAGGACTAATTATGCCTAACAATATTAAAAATGTGATATATAACTTCCAATAATGTTTGGTTAACCAAACAGCATCTTTATTCTTAGCATAATTCCTCATAAAGATTGGTCTTGTATCAGCATACAAACCAAAGAAAAATCTTATAAGTCCTATTTCTTTTGGATTGTGAGGGTCTCCAGGTTCGTCACTATATTTGTGATGGTTTAAATGTGCATGTACATAATGTCCAGGCGGAGTTAATCCAGACAAGACCATACAAGAAAGCATTAACTTCCTTCCTAAGTATGAGGGTTTAAATTGATTATGCGTTAACCAACGATGATATCCTATGTTGCCTAATCTTGCCACCGAGACTGCCATTATAAAACCTAATATAATTTGCCATATAGGTAATGTTGTTATAGCCTGAGGAACACCTAGTATAGTTATTAAAAATAATAATGTAACCCGAATAACTGTCCAATCACTAAATTTCATATCACTATTTATGTACAAAAAGAAGCCCTCCTAAGAGGGCTCCAAAACTTTGAAAGTTTAGTCTTCAGCCAGGGATTTGAAATATGACAAAGTTTCATCTTCATCATCTGTGGTTGAAGGTTCTGGTGCTGCTTGGACGGACTTTACTTTTTCAATAAAGTGATCGTCTGCTGCATCATTTGTAGTTTGAGAGATCTGCTCAGCCGTTGCGACTTTAGGACCACCTGAAAGAACTAAATCTAATTTAGCTTTAAGTTCTTCATAAGTTTTGAATTCACCGGGTCCAACCTTCTCTTGTAAAGAATGTTGTTTACCCCAAATTTCTTCAATTTTCTCATCACTACCATCAATAGGTGAAGAGTTATCAAATTCACTCTTATCATAATTACGATATCCTTCTACCTGTCGAATTTTTAATTTGAAGTTTGCTCCTTCCCAAAAGTCAAAAGGATTGACTGGTTTCTCATCTTCAAACTGTGGTTGCATAACATCTTTAATTTTATCGAAGATCTTCTTACCAAATTTGTAGTAATATACATTACCTACTGTTTCTGGATTAGATGAGTCTTCAACGACTAAAATGTTTGCATAATAATTTAGGCGCCTCTTTTGCTTACGGGCAATATCCTTATTAGCTTCAACACCAGAGTTCCAAAGTTCGGAATTTAATTCTGAGACTGGATCTTGCTTGTTTAAAGTTGTAAGTGAATTTTCGATATACCATTTACCGGTTGGTCCTTGGAATCCGTGATTCCACATTCTAACCCACGGCATATCTTCGCCTTGAGGTGCAGGCAAGAACCTAATAACGGCGTAACCGTTACCTGCCTTGTCTACTGTTGGTTTCCATTCCCGCTCATCACCTTTTTTAAATGATTGGGGATTTGAGATTTTTTCGACTTCCTTCATTAAGTTGTCGAAGTTTCCGCGTTGTTTGCGGAGTTCTGAAAGTGTATTAAACGACATATTATTCTCCTGTATTGCGTTGTATTACGTTATATTTTCGTTGTATTAGAACTATTTCTAGCTCTAGCAATGTTATTTATAAGAGTTTCATGTTTAACTGCTAGTGTTTTGGTATTACACATTACAAACGGTTCGTACCTTTTAACTAATAAACATGTATCTCCTATTAATAAATCACCTAAATAATCATCTATAAAAGGCAGTATTTGGTTTAATATAACAACACTTTCTATTGATATATGTTTACCTAACAATAGCCTTATTTCTACTGGATGATCGTTATTAGTGCCCATTAGTTTTTCTTCAGAGTTTAGTATAACTTCTAAATCCTGTCCAAACGTGTAACTAATTCTATCTTTTCTAGCTTCCCAAGCTTTAAATATTTGGTGGCTTTCTATACCATAAGGCATACCACACTTCTTTTCTCCTGCTGCTGCATTAGCAACCGACAATGCTACAAACTCATCTTTTTTATATTTGTCGCATACCATTTTAAACATTCCTGGCAAACCTATTTTAGCTTCAAACTTGTGTTGTGGCATAGCAATTGCTCTACCAAACTTGTATCTATCTTTAAACATATTAGGATATTTCTTTTGGTCGTACTTGCCCCAAAAGTGGTTTTTAACAGCTACATGAATTTTATATGCTTCTAAAGGTTCCATTTATACATCTGCCAATAATATACATTCTTAGGCCAAACTTCTTTTGTATCTAACTCTTTGACACATTTATAACCTGAACTTTCCATTATCTTTTTAACTGTTCCAGAAGATAGTTTGTGCCAATAATTCAAAGGATTTTGTATAAACATACCATTTGATCTGCCTAAAGGATTGTGTTTATAATCATATTCATATGGTACTACACCATCTTCTTCAACATCTATATTTGATATAATAATTTTATTGGGTGTAGAATGATTAACTATCTTTTCCAACAAATGCAAAGGAGCTAGCAAGTGATATAACAATCCACAACATACGACCACATCAAAAGGCCTTCTTTGACTAAAAAACTCTTCGTAACCATTATGATATATGCTTGCATTTTGTATGCTCTTTTGTTTAATAGACTTCTTTAGCCCTTGAGCAGAAAATATTTCAGGCTCAACTAGCATTAAATAACTTGGATCTTGTTTTAGAATTAATTTTGAATGATGTCCTGGACCAGGACCTAACTCCAAAACACTTTCATGGCTCTCTATAGAAGAAAAGAATTCTTCATATGACCATTCTAAATATTTGTTCCACTGCTCTTTTTCATTCATAATAAAGTGTTTGTCTTTCTCTTTTCTTTAAGTAAATTAAGATCTAATGCTTCTTCTTTTATTTTTGCTTTGATAGAAGCTGTTAAGAACTTACTAATACTTTCAATTTCAATTGACTTCTTTTCACAGTAATCTACAACCATATCCATACATGGCGAGTTCGTATTGAATGCCATCTTTTCTATATATTGTGAAAACTCTGTTGAAGTATGAAACTCTTTTGTAACGAGAAAGACATCACTAACTTTTTCTTCAGTCATTTTTATCGTGTTGTCTACTACTACTCTTGCCGTCATTACGTTTATTCTCCTTCACCCATTGTTTAATATAATCGTGTACATCATTATGGCATTCTATATAAGGTTGAGTGCAACAGGTGCGCTTTGCCTCTCCCTTTCTATCAAATGTATGTACCACAGGATGATCAAAAGCTTTTGCTATTGATGAAATGCTTTTGGGTTCTCCTTTTCCAAAGTGTGCTACTGAAGGTACGTTAGGATCAGCCATAAGCTGTAACATGCCTTGCACAACATCATGAACATGGGTAAAGTCTCTTTCCTTTTTCCCTGTTCCATAAATCGTTAATGGTTCGCCTTGTAAGTAGTCTTGTTTAAATTTCCTAACGACTGTGCTATATTCTCCATAGTCAGCCTCGCCAGGTCCATATACATTATAAAAGTACATTAAAACATAATCTAAAGAATATAATCTCCTATACAAATATAATAACTGTTCACACATTATTTTGCTAAATGTATAAGGATTTTCTTGTGCTTCATTATATTGTGTACTAGATGAGGTTGCAAAAAATAATTTACAATTAAATACTCTAGCCCAATCAGCTACCGTTGTTGTAGTAGCAATATTATTGGTTATTGTTTCAGATGGATATTCTAATGCTCTTCTAACTCTTGGACTGTTTGCTAAATGAAATATACAGGCGGGAGGTTCAATTGTTGCGTGATGAGGATTAAAGGTTGAGACTTCAGCCTTATGATACTCCACGTTTTCATGTCTAAAAAATACTTTACCGGTTCTATTGTCGTCAATTACTGTAACAAAAAATCCTTGCTCAAGTAAATTTGCAACGAAATGTGATCCAATAAAACCGCACCCGCCTGTTACTATTATGTTTGGCATATCCG